CTCACCCGAGCGCACCGATAGCAGCCGGTTGTGGACCTTGTAACTGTGGCCGGAGAGTATCTCGGCCAGCTGGCTGGTGATCGTGATCATGGTCAGGACCAGTCAGCTACGGCGGCCGCCAGCATGGACTGGCCCGCGAACATGGCAGCGAAGTCTGCGAAGTCATCACCAGGTGCGAACGCGGCCGCCACGTCAGCGAACGTGAACGAACCAGGCGCCAGGCTGGGGGCCCACGCATCCGTTTCGGCCACGGACAGGCCGACAATCCGCCGCTGGTCTGAGCCGTCCTGGCTCCACCGCTTGACCGAGACGCCCAACACTGCCAGGTATGCGTCTACGCCGTCATAGCCGCCAGGCTGCCGTATCTGGACCACGCCCTCTGTGGCCTGGCCGAGTAGCAGCAGCACGTTGTCCAGCTGGTCCGTGGTCTCTGTGTACAGGTCCAGGTCAGACTCCGGCTGGACCAGGGGCCCCAGGACGGCCAGGTTCCGGCCGTTGATCTTGAACAGGCTGGAGTCTCGGCCGTAGTTCTTCTCCGGCCAGCTCAGCACCACTACCTCAGCGGCGCGAGAGTTGACCGCGTCAGTCAGGGCCACCTTCCCGCCGTCGAGCGTCAGCGTGACCGTCTCTGTGTCCAGGTCCAGACCGTTGACTGTGAGGTCATAGAACAGCTCGACCCCTAGGGGGGCCTCATGATCAGTGAGGATGATCACGTCTGAGTCTGTGGTCAGGATGCTGTCACCACCACGGACGGGCGTGCGGATCGGGGAACCGGCCACGCGGCGGGTCACACTGACTGTGGTCCCTAGCACGTTCTCACTCACGGTGAGCAGGACACGCGGCGGCCAGGTGGCCTGAACCACCAGTGACACGTCTGTGTCACCGCCCCAGATGCCGGACCCCCAGGTCCCGTGTCCCCAGACGCCCATGGCTAGGCGACCCGATGAGCCATCAGGTGAGAGCCGATCCTCAGCGTGGTGGACGCGGCCGCGACAACCTGAGCCCATTGCATCTGGAGGTTGCCAGCAGTGCCGGCCGTGACAAGCTGGCCGCGGCCGCGAACGTGAGTAAAGGTGCTCGCGGCAACGGTGCCGTGTTGGATTACGGTCCCAATAGTTGGGCCGTCCTGGCTGGTCTGTGGCAGGTTCGTGGCATCCCCAATATTCAGGCCCAGGGATGACCAGACCATGGTCGCACCAGCCGGGCCCACCCAGGAATATTTGAAGTCGTTAGCCGCCGGCCCGTCCATGCGCAGCCACCACTCCAGCAGATACACCGCGTTAGCCGCAACGGGCAATAGCAGATGATCATCATTCTGGATGGTGACAGAGTTGATCGCCTCATCTGCAACCTTGCGGACAAATTGCAGGTCGTCATTGATCTGGTTAATTGCCGCGTTGACGATGGGCCCATAGGCGTCGTTGCTGACTGGGTCTCCAGGGGTGGGCAGGGTAATCGGTCGGCCCATTATCGGCTCCCAATTCTGGCGCGGTATGCGTCACGCCTGTTCTCATCTTTAATGATTGCTTTGAACCGTCCGGCCACCTGGCGGCCGTCGAGGAAGAATTGCGCTTCTACGTTGGGTGCTGCCACGTTGACCGATGGAGCCGCCGTACGGTACGCGCCAGCTGGGGCCAGCGTGGGGGACCAGTTGCCGCCCGCTGCCCAGCTGGTGGAGCCGCCGCCGCCGCCGCCAGGATTCCCACTGGCCTTAGCCTTGAGTCCGACTATCCGGCTCACGGCGGCCGCGATCCTGGCAGCGAAACGCTGGACGCCGTCCAGGGCTGTCTGAAATGCGCCGGCCATGGCACCCCAGAGCCCAGCCACGGCACGGCCAGCAGCCCCAGGAATGCCTTTCAGGAACCGGAACACGCCGTCCTTTGCCTCTCGGGCCCGCTGTATGCCGCGCTGCTTGGCCCGGTTGAACGCGCCAGCCATGCGGCCCCACAGGTTCGAGACAGCAGCAGCAGCGCGGCCGGGGAGCTTCTTAAACCAGCCGATCACCCCGTTAAAAGTGCGGCGTGCCACCGCTGAGGCTTTGGCCTCCATGGGTCGCATCTTGGCGCGTACGCGGTCGGGCAGCGGGCCCAGATATCCGATGATCTTTTTGCCATTGCGCTTGACCGCGTTCCACATGCCGCCCAGTGGGCCGCCGTTCTCTTTACCAGTGGACTGCTCGAATTTGTCGACCTTGGTTGCCAGCTCACCGTATTTAATCGAGATAGTGACCAGCGCGTTAGCAAGATCAATAGCAGAATCAGCGGCGCCGCGTAGCAAATCGGCCGTATTCTTCACGGCCGTTTTTACTTTCTCCGGGTCTTTCAGAATGGCCGCGATCGCGTCGCCTATTCCCTTGCCGATTTTGGGGGCCTGCTTGCCCCACTCTTTCATGCCCGCCGTTATGCCGGGGAGGGCCGGCTCGAGTGCGGTAACGAAAGCAATAATCCCATCCATGGCACCATTGACGAGCTTCTCAAATCCGGGCGCCAGCGTCTTGATCATGCGGCGGAATTTGGGGCCGAACTTATCGAGCTTCTCACCGGCTGAATCCATCAGCCGGAGGACTGTGGGTTTGAGCGGCGCGGAAATGGTCTCCATGAAATTGTGGGCTTTGCTTTTGAGCTGGTTAAGCGCGGCCGCCTGTTTGCGTAATTCACCCAGGCGGTGAGTTTCGCCAGCGATATCCTCACGGATTTGCTTTTTGGCATCCTTGCTGCGGGCCGACGCGAGCCGCCGTCGTAAGCTCTCCAGCCGCTTAAGCGATGTCTCCTGATCCTTGGCAGCGGTCAGCTGCTTTTTGATCAGGAATATGAGCGGGGCTGCCACCAGTGCCGGGCCCAACAGCAACGGGAGTCCAGCCAGGATCAGGTTGCCAGCCTGGACCAGGACGGCACCGGCCAGCGCGGCCGCGAACACACCACCCAGCCGGGTGCCAGCGCGAGAGAGGCCGGGGCTCATCTTGGCAGCGGCCTGGTCACCTATGCGGCCCAGGGTGATACCCCTGAGGAAGGACTGGACGAAACTGTTCGCACCGTCAAATCCACGCTTACGCATTGACTTCTCAGTGTCGGCTGTGAACCGCTGGAGCCGCCGCTTGACGCGGTCCAGGTTCCGGCCAGCAGTGGCCGCCATCTTGCCTGTGTCGTCGTGGCCCACCAGGTGGAGGTCAACGTCGCGCCTGTTGCTACCCATTAGCTAGCCTCTCAGCCGCGTTCTCACACGCCTCCAGAATGGCCGCCTCCAGCTGGTCTGTTCCTTCCTCACTGGCGCCCTCAGAGAACGCGCCAGGGGGGACCGTCTGCGGGTGCCACGGCTCCCGGCCCCAGGTCAGGTGTCGGATGCGACCAGCGTCGAGCCTACGCATATCTACGCGGGTCCCGTGCTGGCTGTTGCGACCTTGCCTGATCACGACGCCGGCCGATTTTGGGGCACGCCGCACCAGCGTTTTGATCTTGCCAGAGGCCACGTATGCACCCAGGCCGCTGGGCAGGACCAGGACCTCATGGGCCTTGATCGCGTCTCTGATCTTGGACGTGCCGCGCCGGATCGCGGCGGCCATGTCGTTGACGATCTTGCGATCCTTGCCCAGCTTACGAACAGCAGCAGCCACTAGCGCGATTTCTTCCGCGCCAGTGATTCTGTAGCTGGCCACTGTTCACTTCCTCTCCATCGCGGCCGCCTGTTCAGCCAGCACCCTGAGCGCTGACCCGACAGCTTCCGGCTCCCACGTGATGACCTCCGCTAGTGGCTGGCGTATTCCGATTGCCAGACGCACCAGGTTGTCCATCACGGAGCCGGTTGGGTAGGGTCCGCTGCCTCTCCCAGCTCGTCCGGGTTGGGCTTGTCGTCCTTCTCGTCCACGCTCATGATCTTCTGGCCCCACTCCTGGAACGCCAGCCCGCTGTCAATCTCACCGGTACGGCGCAGAGCGTGCCAGCCCAGATAGCGGAGGAATGTCACGGTCTGTTCCTCCAGGGCCTTGGTGGTACCCATGCGGTAGGTGACCTCGAACGCGGCCATGTCGCGCTGGTCAGCGCGAATCGTGTACGCGGGCGGGTCGTTCTCTGGGTCCTGGTCCTCTGTGTAGATTTCAAGATCAAAGATCATTGCAGCCATGGTCAATAGCCCTTTCTTAGTTGCGGCGGAAGCTGGGGCTGTGTGTCGCCATCCGCGTAGGCGACTAGTGGTGGATCAGCGTTCACTGGTGGCGTCTCCTCCAGAGCGCGGCGGGGCTCTGGGTCTGACACCTTGGACTGGGCCAGCGTGGCCACAGCAGCGGCTACAGGGCCGTAGGCGGCCCATGCTGCTGTGAGCCACACTGGCTGCCCCCCGAGCGCGAGACACGCTGCCTGGGCGGACGCCAGGACCACCCCGAGCACAGCAGTGCTGAGATAGAGCCAGGCCCTCACCCGTGGCGGCAGCGTGATCAACATGTCAGGGCAGTTTCTTGAGCCAGGACTGAATGCCAGCACCTGACGCGGAGTTGGTGATCGTGATGATTCCAGTGGCGAGGTCAGCGAAGTCCGGCAGGACCAGGATTTCCTTGTCGCCCGTGGTGGCCGGAATGCTGACCGCCGGGTTAGAACCAGTGGAGCCGCCCGGTGTTTTGCCGTTGTCCTGAACCGTGACGTTGACCGGTGAACCGGTGGTGTTCTTCACGTGGAGGATGGCCGGGCGGCCACCCAACAGGTTCACGTCGATAGTGTCTGTGGCGGCCACGTTGGCAAACGCCGGAACGGTGCCTGTCTTCGCAATCGTGGTGGGAACTAGTGCGGTCATGATCGTTTGTGCTTTCTGCTAGAGGCTGACCAGGTGGCTGGATGGTTACGGCTGGACGCCCTTGACCGGGGACCCCGTGAGCGGTAGCTCAATCTCGATCTGGGCGAACTCGCCCTGTTTGCCACCGATGGGCGGGGCCACGATCGTGACGGTTCCAGTGAACTGGACCTTTCCTGACCCCTTCTTGGTGGCGTAGGTGAACGACGATGTCAGGTTCGCGTTGGCCCACAGGAACGCGGCCAGGCCGGTGCTCTCCCAGTCTTGGAAACCGGTGAGCTTCATGACCCAGGTGGCTGAGTCAGCGTCAGAGACCTGGCCGTCTGGGACCATGGTGCGCTGTTGCTGAATGGGCGTCTCGGGGTCGATCGAGCAATCCCAGTGCTGGTTCGTGTAGTCAGTCGCGCCGAACTTGAGAATGCCGTCCTTGAGGACGTACGCGCCACCGTATGCGGGCATGGGGTCAGCCTTCCTTGTGCAGTGTGATTTCGGCGCCGTGCATGACGCCTACATTCGGGATTTGGAAGTCAACGGGTGCCACACCCGTGACGTAGGCAAGATCATCCAGGGCGTCTGTGATCAGCTCCAGGTGGGTGTCCAGGAACTTCATCGCATCCGATGGGGTGCCGCCAGTGATCACGTCGACCAGCCAGCTGGACAGATACGTGCCGGGGGGGCCAGCCGGAGTCCAGCCGGCCCAGCGGACCCAGGCATCGCCCACGTTCAGCAGCGCGGGCTGGTCATCGTAGCCGGTTATGTCGGCGATCGGGTCGAGCGCAGCAGCGAACGCGGCGCGGTCAGCAGCTAGAGACATCAGCCCACCACCAGCTTTCGGTATGGGGCCTCCAGGCGCTTGACCTCAGCGTCCTGGCGCGGGACGAATGAGGGGCTCCCACCGTCGCTGGACTGCTCGACCACACCCAGGGTGATGCCACGGCGAGCAAAGTTGATCACGACGCGGCGGGCCAGGGCCTCGCGTAGATCGGGAGAGCCGCCCCCACCGGCCAGATAGCCCTCAGCCAGCAGTCTCTCACCGTCGGACAAGACACGCTGCCAGACCAGGACCTCATATACATCACCAAAGAATGGGCTGCCACCCTCCTCATCTGCACCCAGCCCGACACCAGCGGAGGGCGTGTCGGAAATCGGGCCAGTGCCCAGCGCGGTAGCCACGGTGTCCTTGAGGACCCCGTCAACGTGAATTGTCATCACAGCGTGGCCGTGATCAACAGCGAGCGCCACATTGTGAAGCGCCTGATCCTGGCCGGACGTGAACACATAGGCCGGGGGCGCGTCACCGTCCAGGCGTCGGAGGTCCAGCCCCCAGTGGCCGCCAGCGCCAGAGAATCGGATACCTGCATACAACCGGGTGAACAGCCCGTTATTGGAAAAACCGATGACGCGCTGGGTTGTGGTGGCAGAGCTGGACTTAACGCGCATCAGGATCGTGACCGCGATTTGGTTCCGGGTGAGCTGGAGCGCGTCGCCGCCCACGCTGAGCCAGTCGGTTCCGTCGAATCGAACCAGGGTGCGGCCGTCCTGTGTGCGCTTTGTGGGCTGGGCTGAGCCTGTGCCCTGGGTGGCCACGGAGGTCCCGGCTGCGGAGGTCCAGCTGGAGACTGGGTCACCATCGGCCAGGCCGGAGAGGTCCTCAGCGCGGAACCACAGAGCCAGACCAGACGGAAGATCAACACTAGGGACGCGGCATTTCTTGCTCTGGGCGGCCGCCTCTGTGGCTATGGCCTGGTTAAGCGCCGCGTCGGAGTAGCGGCCAGCGGGCACACCAATAGATGCCAGGTAATCCTTGACATCCTGTAGCGCACCCACTGGCCGCTCCCCTTCCCCTGTGTGTGTTGCTCAGATGTCCAGGTCAGCCGCGGTGACGCGCTTCCCTGTGGCCGGGTCGATCGTGGAGCCGTAGATTTCCACGTCCGACTTGACGCCCGCGGAGATGTAACCCGCGGCCGGGACACGGGTCCCGCCCTTCTGGCCCGAGCTGGGACGCTCTCCAGGCTTGTGGATTCCCTGGGCCTCTGGGCCGACTTGCAGCGCCGGGTCCGGGTCGGCCGCGGGCTCGGCCTGGGTGTCCGCCTGGGTGTCCACCTGGGCGTCCTCTTCGCTGGTGATCGTTTCGTTCTTCCGGGACATGTCGGGCCCCTTTCTCTGGTACGCGCTGAATAGCGGATGATCTTGGTTGACCTGGCCCGCCGCACCCGCCGCGGGACGGCGGGCCAGGTGCTTGGGTGTTACGGGACCGGGTCCCAAATGATCTTGCGGATGCCGGGAACGTCGATCACTTCCACGACCCGGTAGCCCCAGATGGCCAGCTCAACACTCTTCACCTGGTACTGGAACTCCAGCCGCTGAGGCACGGACGCGACAGCAAACACCGAAGCCGGGTCGAGCAGGTAGCTGTTGGCCGGAGCGACCTGGCCACCAGCAGCCAAAGCCCACTCCGGGAAGCCGTCCACGCCGTGGATGTTGAGCTTGGCGAACCGTGGTGCAACTGTGCCGTTTGCGTTCGTCGGGCCGTAGATCGGGAACAGCGGCCGGTTGGTCGTGTCGATGGCGCCAGCCAGCAGCTTGTAAAGGTCCTGCTGCAACGCCAGGGTGGAGAAGTCGAACCCACCGCGGACAAACTGGAGGTCAGCGAAATGGCCACCCAACGCGGCCCCCTGCGCCTGCCCAGTGAGACCGGGTGTCAGCGTGATGGCGGTTACGCCACCCTCGCCGTCCAACTCTGTGACGACAGACGCCTCAAGCGCTTCGTTATAGCTCTGGACCATCTTGGCCCAGATGAGCGCGCTGGCGGCTGGGCCGCCCTGGTCCCATACCTCACGGGTGATTTCCACACGACCTGACACGGCGCCAGGGGTGACAGTCTCACTGGTGGCCACGAATGTCCCGGGCGTGGGGTTCACGTCCTGGGTGTGAGCCGCCACCAGGCCGCCGTGGCTGGACCACTTCGGAACCACGATGGGCGTGATTTCGTCCAGCGTGCCCTTACGGACTGCCTCCCAGAGGGGATAACGGAACTGACGCTGGTCCACGTACAGGTCCGGACGCTGAACCGGGACCCCGACCAAGGAAGACACATCGCCGGTCTGGACAGCGAACTGGACAGGACCGTCCGGCATGTCGGTAGCGGGCGCATTGAACGCGTGAGCCTGAATAAATCCCATAGCCCGCTCATGCGCAGCGGCATCCCCACGGAAGCTGTCGCGAAGATCACGCGCGAAGTCATGCGTCCCCGCGACCAGTGCGCCGCTTCGGTCGAATCGGTACGGCTCAGGCTCAGCGACCTGAGCGCCGGAGCCAGCAGCACCATCGGCCGGGTTGATCACTTCCGGGCCGCCGCCAGCCGGGGCAGGGGCAGGAGGCTGAGCTGGCGCAAAGTGCTGGCCGAGCGCAGCGACAAGCGCGCCCATGTCGAACTGGGGTGCTGGCGCAGCTGGCGCGGCAGGGGGCTGGGGGGCCACGTATCGAGTGGTGCTGTTCGGCAGCGCGCACTCTTGGCAGTGGCATCCTTCTGGGTGCATTTCGTTCCTTCCTGAGTCTGCCTCTGCCAGGACAGCCGAGACACGTGCTGAATCAAACGCCGGGTCAGGCGTAAGACTGATTTCGGCCAGGTCGTTTCCCTGGCCGGAGTGGTGGACATCGCCCACCAGTGAGAAACGGGCGTCAGACCGGAGCCCGATGGAGAGGCCGTCATAGACGCCGTCAGCTGCCAGCATCAGCGCACGGTCACCCTCTGGGCCGCGTGCGATCTGGAACGTGACATAGAGGCCGTCCGGCCGATCATCCAGGATCGTGGCCTTACCCACAGCCTGAGAACGATCATGCTGGATGTGGAGCTTGATACGCGACGGATCAGCCGGCAGGCGAAGAGAGCCGCGAGCGAACTGATACGTCCGGCCATTCTTCCGGGCTGTTACCCCATAGGGGACCGCCAGGCCGCTGATCGTGCGCCGCTCTTGATCAACAGAGAACGTGCTGAATACCGCGTCCGTGGCGAAGCTAAATCCTTGCGCGTCATCAGCGTCAAACGCAATGTTGTGACGCGCCGGCGGTCCACTCTGTTGCGTCTCGAGTGAGCTATCACGCAAAGAGTTTGCGTCACCGGACTGTATTGCGGGCTGGGCTGGCATGGGGAACGTGGGCTGCGGGAGGCCCTCGCGGCGCGCGATCGCGTCACGGTCGAAGATTCCCAACTTGACCCCCAGTGCGTAAGCCTGGAACCGAGAAAGATCATCGGCCCTCAGGAACCCGTTAAAGTCCGCCTCTACGCGGTAGCCGCGCGGCGTGATGTCAGGCATAGAGAGCCGCTCAGCAATCGCGCTGACGTACATGCCCAGGGTGTCGTTGATCTTGTCAATGCGGCGCTGCTGGCCGTTCTGGTAGGTGCGGCTGGTGGTGCTGACGCCCAGGTCCTCTGGGTCCACACCCATGGCGGCCGCGATTTCGACCACTGCCTGTTTGCGGCCCTCCACCAGCTGGAGCTGGTTGGGGTCCCACTGGGTGCTGTGGTAATCCACCACCCCTGGCACGTAGGCGTCCACGCCGTTCTGGCGCGCCTGCTGCCAGTCATCCAGGAAGGTCTCAACGTCAGACTGGTCCGGGTCAGCCTCTGGGCGCGGGGTGAACCAGCCCTGTGGCCGGGGGCTGTCCGCGTAGCGATCGACAGCAGCGGCCAGCTTCAGCCAGGTGCGGATGGCCCGCGCGCCAGCACTGAGCACACCCTCAGTGGGAGACTCAAACACGACATAGTCAGCTGGTGGAACCTTGATCAACTTACCGTCGGGCATGGTGACGTGGAGGTAACCGTCCTGATCAACAGTGGCGCGGGGATCGACCCGCCAGACGTAGGTGGGGAACCGGTTAAAGTTCCGCTCCCGGGTCCACCAGTACGCCTTACCCTCAAACAGCAGGTCTTCCACGAGCTTGGTCATGGTGACCGATCGGGCACGGTTACGCTCTGGCTGGCTCAGCAGCGTTGAAACATGCTCCACGTTGTCTGTGTCCAGCAGCCGGAACGGTATGGTTCCGATTTCACCAGCGATCAGGTCGCGGCCTTTCTTGACCGCTGGGACCTGGATGGCCTCACGCCTGGAGACGGCGGCCACGGGTCCGATCGTGGAACTGTAGGACGGTATGCCGAAGATTTCACTAGGCATTGAGCCCGCGTCGATCTCAAATTGGGGACCACGGCTGTCTGGACGTTCAAACCCGAGCCATTCAGCTACGCGCCACCAGAAGCTCACGACGCAAACCTTATGCGTGGGGTCGCGTTTTGGCGGTAATTAGTTGCAGACGCGCCGGAGGTTTGGCCGTTCTGGCCAGATTGGCGGCCCCGGCTGCGGCGTAGACCGCGTCAGCGTTGCCCATGCGGCGGGTGAAACGCCAGCCATCCCCCACCGGCAGGCGCCTGGAGCCGAGCGCGTGCGCGTTCAGCAGCGGGTCATTGCCGTGGATCAGCCCGCGCGCGAGCACCAGCTGAGCAAACCCCTGGCAAACGGCGGGGATTTCGGCCGACTTGATCTCCTCCATGCGCTTGAGCGTGCGGACATCCACCAGCACGGACGCAGCTGGCCCCCCGGGGAACCAGCACCCGCGCGCGGGCTGGTACTGCTCCCAAATCTTGGGCAGGTCCAGCATGCACCTAGCAAGATCATTCCAGGCGCCCACGACGCCCAGCCGGACACGGCCGGAGTCAGTGAGCGCGGCGGCCGCCAGCGTGGCGTGGTCACCATCCTGGGACACGTCGAAGCAAAAGAACTTGTGAGGCATGGCCATAACGCCCGAGCCGGCAGGATCAGCACACGCGTTCCACGCCTGGGCTGAGATGGGGCTGTCGATTGCCTCCACCGTCTGGCAGAGGATCTCTGTGCGGAACACTGGCGGGGGATCGGTCCCCATGGCGGTGAGGATCGCGTCAGGGCTGATCGCGTACCCCAGTCCGGGGCATGCCTGAGCTATCTGGTCCCAGTCGTCCAGCTCGCAGCCCTCCACGCCGGACCACTCGAACAGCCCTATGGACGGGTCTGTGCGGTTGATCCCAGACGCTCGCAGCTGGTTAAGCACCACGCTGTCAGCCTCACCGGCGTTCGAGATGGCCACCACCAGGCCCTGAGCTTTGGCGATGACAGTCTTAGACAGCGCGGACCAGGCCGTCCAGTCCTTCTGTTCGCGCAGCTCGTCCAAGATCATCAGGTCGACGGAGAGCCCCCGGCCAGCACCCTGCCGGGTGGCAGCGATCCGATACCGGGACCGGTTGAACATGCTCATGCTGGTGTCAGTGTTGCCGCGCTTGACCGAGTCCACCTGAACCCAGACCTTGTCATGATCTTGGGCCAGCTCCACCGTGGAGGACCAGCTGTTGCGTGCGATGTCCATTGACTGGGCCGCACCCAGCACCACAGAGCCTGGACGCTTGCACAGCATCCACAGCGTGAGTATCTGGAGAAGTCGAGTCTTGCCGGACTGGCGACCCACCAGCGTGAGCACCGTACGGAACCGGAACCGGCCCTGATCGTTCATCTCCAGCGCGTGGATCAGCCACCATTTCTGCCAGGGGTACAGCTCGATGCCCAGCTGTTCCTTTGCGAATCGGATTACCTCATACCCCTTGCTGTTGCCGACGTGGAGCCGCTGGAGTGGCGGGGTGAAGATGCGCGGTTCAGTGAGCCCTTTGATCCCCACTGGCGCAGGCCGGTGCGGAGTCGCGTCAAATAGCGGGTCCTGGTCTAGATCGGTCCCCCATAGCGCGGTCATGGCGCTGATTCTGACACCGCGCGCAAGCATCTTGCGCCAACGCGGCCTGAGGGCGTCTCTATTTTGCGCATGATCACAGGGGAGGGGGAACCACTCGGAAGGGGGTGGCGGGGTCCTCTGATTCTGGGAAAAAACCGCGAGACTCACAGCGATGTAACTACTCGCGTGTAATCACAATGTTGTGGTTCCACTGGCCAACGTGCCCCCTATGACTACGTCATATAAGGGGGCACTGTTTCGTGGACAGATGGCGGGTGGTGGTGGTCAGTTGTGGTCACCTTGGACAGATGCCCTCCAACCTGCTGCTGACTAGGGGTGACGGGTGACCACGCTGTGATCATGGTGTGGTGGACAGTCTGGACAGTAGGGCTACTGCTGGCCATCTGTCCACGAGCAGAGCGTGGACAGATGAAACGAGAGGATTTAGCGCCCAGCTAGCTGCTGGCCGTAAGTCTTGGATTCGGGGGTTCAGCCGAAATGATCATGACAAAGGCCCAGCCGCGCGGACGGCTGGGCCTGGATGCGGGGGTCTCGCGGCCCGTCTGGCGTCAGTGCGAGTGCGACTCACGAGACCCCCGCAGGGGGCTAGGTTACGTCAGCAGCAGGCCCAGGGCTACCACCCCCACCACGAGCATGATCAGTATCACCATGCCCACGGCGCGGGCTGCCGAGTAGCCCTCGCGCCGCTGCTCTGGCCAGTCTCGCGAGACCTCCACGCCCGCTGAGACCAGCTCCCCAGGGGCCATGATCCAGTCGCCATCCTCGCCGGAGTCATCCTGGACGATGTACGCGCCGCTGGCCTGGCCGAGCGCCAGCATCTCGGCCTCCTCTTCGTCGGTAAGCCCACGCCTTGCGTGCATCTCTTCCAGGTAATACAACCGATCAATGGTGACCTGGACCGCTGCAAAGAGGGTGTTGAACCGAAGCGCTATCTCCTCATCGCGCGGGCCCCGATCGCGTGGGCTCATGTGGCTCAGCGGGTGCGTGACGGTCCAGTCCTGTCTCTGTGCCCAGCGTCGGAGCGCGCGCATCAGTAGACCTTGTCCACTGCGTAGGTGGCCTCAGCGTGGGTGAAGCCCTCGCCGTACTTAGACTCCAGCTGGTCCAGCAGCTCAGCCTTGGAGAAGTGCCCGCTGTCCAGGTACGACTCAGCAGCCTCCACGGCCTCCGCTTTGTAATCGGCTTTGACGTGATCAATTGCGAACTGGGCGTCTTTCTTGGTGAAGCCCTCACCGTACTCAGATTTGAGCTGGTCCAGCAGCCCCTGCTTGGAGAAGTGCCCGCTGTCCAGGTACGACTCAGCAGCCTCCACGGCTTCCTTCTGGGCCCTGGTCAGCGTGGGCGTGGGCTTTGGCTCGGCCGGGGCCGCCGTGGCGCTGCCAGACGCCTCTGGTAAGGTGCTCGACCCCTGGCCACGGTCGGCATCGTCACCAGGCTCCGCTGAGTGATAGCCGGTGTCCTGAGTGAACGCCCCTGATTCCTGCTCAACCGGGGAGCTGCCTACGGCATAGCCCAAGGCACAGCCGATCACAAACACCACGATCAGGACCAGCCAGCCGAACCGCTTGTCCTTCACGCGGGGCCTCTTCGGCTGGGGGCCTGTCCACTGCTGCTGTTCGGTCAGGTGTTCCTGCCCTGCCGGTGGGTAGGGGTGCTCGAATCCAGGCGGCGGGTTAAACATGGGGTTGAACATGGGTTGATCTTGCGACGGGTTAGACACTGTCAGTGTCCCCTTTCTGGGTTAGGTCTAGCTCTGGGTCTGGCTCTGGAGTAGGTGGTTCCTCCGGCTCTGGCTCAGCTGGCTCTGGCTCAGGCTCCGGCTCTGGTAGTGGTTTCCACAGGTACCAAGTTTTAGTCCCGTGGGGCTCGTCCTCGCGTACGACCATGCCGCGCTCGTGGAGCTGACGCAGCATCAGTTGAACGCTTGACCGCTTCTCCCTGGTCCAGCCGAGATTGCTCCCCACGCTTGAGGCGTAGAGGCCCCTGGGGAACTCGGCCAGCACTTGCAGGATGTCCTGCTGATCTTGGCTGATAGGCCCCAGCTGGTGGGACATCATGCCACACAGGACGGCGGACTTATTGGGCGCGGTGACCAGGTCGAGTGTGATCGGTTCCTGTTCCTCCACGTCCTTCTGCTTTCTGCATTCCACCTTGACGATCGACGAGCGCGGTTCCTTTGCGGTCCTCATCACGGTGGTGGCAGCCCCTTCCAGGGCTGTGGAGCCGCGTAGGTTCTCACCCGAGCGCGGCTCATGGTGCACGATCAGGACGCACGCTTTTGACGCCTGCCTGACGCGCTCCAGGGCGGCAACGAACAGTCCCATGTCGCGAGAGCTGTTCTCTTCCATGCCCTCAGTCACTCGGGCCTGAGTGTCTATGACGATCATGTCCGGTTTCTGCTCTGTGACGAGCCTCACAAATGGCTCAAGCGTCTCACTGTTGGGGGTGAGCTGAACAGCGATCGGCAGGAATATCAGGTCGCCGGCGAGACAGTTTCGCGCCCACTCCCAGGCCCTGACCCTCGCGGCCAGCCCGTGGGCCCCTTCCGCGATCACGTACAGCACGCGGCCGCGCCTGGTGCGTTTGTTGTGCCAGAGCTGGCCAGCACTGACTGCACAGGCCAGGTCGACGGCCAGGAATGTCTTGCCGCCGCCTGGCCTGCCCCCGAGCCAGGCCAGGCTGTTGCTGAACAGCCAGTCCTCCACGATCGGCTCAGGGGGCTTGAGAGCCTCCAGCTGATCGATGCGGATGAGGGCCAGGTCCAGCCTGTCATAAAGACGATCAGACTGGCCCTGGAGGTCCTCAGGCCCGAGCGCGCGCATTCCTAGATGTGCCCTGCTCGCCGCGGACAGGTGGCGGCCCACAGCCGCCCCCGGGATCGGAGCGTCTGGTACAGGACCAGCTCTTGCCACGGTTCCGGCTTAAGCCCCGCTGACCAAACCGCGTCAGCGATTCGACGGAACCACAGCGCATACGCAGGACCCATCACCGGGTGCGCCTTGCCCTGGCGGCGCTCTGGATGGTCCTGACAGCCTCAGCGCGCGACAGCCCTATCTGGATGGCCGCGTTCTCCAACGCGCCGGGGTCCAGGCCTTTCTCATGGGCTCTGGACGCTGCCCAGAACAGTGAGTGGTTACGCTCACCCTCCTGGGCGGCCAGCACGAACCGGACTAGCCCGTCCAGGTCCTTACCGTCACCCCGGCCCTGGTAGTCGGGGGTCCGCGGCCGCTGATCCTCTGGCAGCAGCAGCGCGAGGGCCCCGTACCAGTCGAACGTGGCACCGAGACGCCCACCCTGGGTGAACTCCCAGTGATACATGAGGCCGCTCGCCAGGACCGATGGGGCACCCACGATGTAGCCGCCGCGGCCGCGGAAGTCCAGGCCCGTCCTGGCTGAGGCGTGGTTGCCGTCTCCTCCAGCTGCAAACAGGATGTGTTTGCCGCCGCTGGGGGTGGCCTGTGAGGCCCAGCCGCCGCTGAGGTAGCCCTGTCGGGTGATGGTGTCCAGCGATGACTCTCCGGCCTTGCCGTCTTTTGTGTCGACGTCGAGCGCATCGAACACGTGACCTGTGGCCAGCCCTATGTTGAACTCTGGCCGGACTTTCCACCAGCCGCGCACCGTGGCCAGGTCTGTGCTGGCGTCCAGGACCCCGTTGCTGGTGGCTGGCAGCTTGGTCTGGGCCTGGAGTGGGTGCACGGGCACGCCGGCGATGGCGTACGCAGCGGCCGCCTCCATCAGTGACAGGCTGTTGGTCTCGATCAGCCTTGACAGCGTGATGGTTCGGGCCCGGTGCTGGATCGAGTAGTGGCAGGCCGCGCCGAACGTGCCGCCGGGGCCAGCCGGTTCCTTGACACAGCGTGGGCAGCGGCCCTCCGGGATACCAGAGTCAGGGTGGGGGTCCGGGTCGAAATGCTCGGGTGCTAGCTCATTCATGTGGGGACCTTCACTCTCGCGATGTGGTCAGCCCCGGTGGTGTGGCACTCGGAGCGCGGGGTGTAGACGCCTGGCAGGTCCGCGATGAACCGGACCCAGCGGTTCTGGCTGTCTTTGATGATCATGTGGCCACAGTTTGAGCACCGTGGTACACCGCCGCTCACCATGGGGTCAGCCCTCCCGCTTGAGCACGATCAGGCCGGACTCACACAGGTCCAGCAGGGCATGCCCCACCCCCAACAGGGCACGAGCCTGGGCCCGCGCGAGGTCCTCAGGCGTGTGGTCGCCGTTATCCAGCAACCACTCCGCTGACTCCAGCTGCTCCCTGGCGTTGCGTGTGTCGCTGGTTACGAACTCACCCATGGGGGTCCTCCAGGTGCGGCGCAGCGTTGATCACCCTGAGTAGGGCCTTGGTTTGGCGGGCGGCCAGCTCGGCCAGGAATGCTGTGTCTGACAGCTCCTCCAGCAGCCCCCGTAGACACTCCAGGATGGCGGCCACGTGGATCTGGGCCGCCCGGTTGCCTTGGGTGTGAATCTCCAGCGCCTTGGTTCGGACTGAGATGGCGCGGAGTTGAGCAAAGACATGCTCAGCTGGTAACGCTATGCTGGCGACGGCCGCAGCCCCGTGATGGGCCATAGTGCCGTTCAGGCCCCCAGTGTGGACCCCAGCATCGCTAACTGGGCCCGCTGGGGGCCCTTCATCTTTTGCCACTTTCGCGTGGTCCTTCCTGTTCAGCGCGCGGCAGGTCCGCGCGTCACAGCGAAGCCAGGGAACGGCAAAGCCGCTGACCATGATCAGCTTGTGTCAAGTGCGCCCACAGGTTTGGGCTTATTCCCAGCATCGCTGGGGGCTACCTTAGCGGATAGCCGCCCAGCGTGCGGCGTGTCGTTCAGATTTTTGGCGTGTCGACCAGGGGCTGGGTGATCGCGACAGAGGCGCGGACCAGGTTGTGGTCAGAGGCGTGGGGCACATATTCAGGCTGCCCAGTGATCACCAGGGTGCCTGTGTACGGGTCAGCCACCTTGCTGGTCAGAACGTCGTCAATCCAGATTCCGTCACGCTTGGTGGCGGTCCAGCCGTTGCGGCTGTTCCGGCTGTCGCCTTCCATTTCAGCGTCTGTGAGCCGGGAGCGGAGGTCACGGTAGCCAGCAGCGGCGAGGACCTGGCGTACAGGATCGAGCACGCCGCTGGGGCCCTGGGCACTGTTGAAGTCACCCATGATCAGCACACGCTGATTGTCGGGCAGGGCCGAGAGGACTAGCGCGATCTCTTTTGCCTGGGCCAGTCTCAGCGCGGCCTCACCCGGCATGTTGACGGCCAGGTGGGTGGAGATGAACCAGGCGTCACCACCAGTGGCCACAGACTGGAGCCGGACACACGTCAGCGGCCGCGTCGACGGGAACCCTGGCAGTGCCGTGCTCTTGAGCTTGAACTCACGGTGATCAATAGCCACCCACTTGTCAGCCCGCCAGATGATTTTGGATGTGCCCGAGCCCCAGAAATTCCAGTTAGGGCCGAGCCCGTGGGTGAGGTCAGCGGCCAGCGCAGCATTGCACTCTTGGACACCCAGCACGCTGGGGGCCACATCGTTGATCACCCGGACCAGCTGGGGGAGCCGCCTGGACCACAGCCGCTCGGGGTGGAGCAAGTCGTCAGCTGACTTGTGGCGAATGTTGAACGACGCCGCTCGGACCTTGGTGGTGGTGACGGCTGGGGGCACGATCGGGGCCTCTGTTCCGTAGCTGATATGGATATGGTCGTTGTGTGGGTCGCTGCCGTTATAGGTGCGGACTCCCTCAGCGGCCCGGGCCACGGACCAGATGCGGCGCCTGGTGATGATGTACGTGGCTCCCAGACGCTTAGCGTTGAGCTTGAACCAGGCCAGCATCTCGTCGTGGTGCGCTGCGCTGTTGTCGTACAGCCAGAAGTCAGCCGCCAGGTCCCCAGACATGTCGTGTCCCGGGTCGCCGTCCGCGTGGCCCCGGTACGTACCTATCTGGGTGTTGAACCGAAGCGCTATCTCCTCATTTGCCTTGACCACCCAGGACGGCCACGGCCGATAGTTGTCGATGTACAGTCCCATGATCAGTTACCTGCCTCTCTGTTGATCGCGGCCGCGATGGCGCGGGTGACCGCTTCCTCTATGCGGAGGTCCAGGTCACCATTGAGACCATTGGCGGCCACCTTGGCTGCGGTGGCCGCCGTGTCCGCTTTGCCTGCCGCGTCTGCCACCTGGTGGCTTATGTGCTGGTTCTCTTCGCTGGATTTCTTAGTGCGGAACCAGAGCACCAGGGCCGCGCCCAGGGTGATTAGCGATGGAATCAGCGGACGGATGTAGACCTCAGCCTGGTCTGGATACCGGGTGATCAGATAGACCAGCATCAGCCCAGACGCGAGAAAACAGATGGTGGCACATATCAGGGCCACTGGCCCCACCGTGTGGCCTGACTTGGTTTGCAACGGCACGAGATTCTCCTGACTAATCACCACGCCCCCCGGGGCTCTGGATCGGATCGCTTCGCGGACTGGTTGCAAGGTCCACAGGACGCTCTGAGGTTATCTGGGTGATCGGTCCCACCCTGGGATTTCAGCACGATGTGATCACACTGGCTGGCGACTGTGAGGCACCGCGGGCCCCGTATCTGACAGCGGTACTGGTCCCGCTCGAGTACTAGGCGGCGCACTTTCTTCCACGCCGTGGTGGAGCCGCCGGCCCACGCCTTAGACATGGTGACGCTCAGCACATCGGCTGATCAGCGGCGCGCGGCCGTACGGCTCTCCGCAGTCGGCGCACACATCGGAGCCGGCGAACAGGACCGGCCTGCCCTGGGCGTCACAGGGCTGGTCGGGTTTAGCCAGCATGGCCTGCGCGGCCCGGTATTCGTCCGTGGTTGAGCGGCGCTTACCGGACGCGATCGCGCGAGCGTCGATCAGGTCCACGGGTCAGGCCGCGCGGTAATGGAGGTTGGCTGTGAACACGTCGTTAACGGCCAGGACGGTGGGGTCCGTGGAGTCAACACGGCGGATGGACTGGAAGGGAGTCCCGGCCGCTGGCGCTGATCCGAAGCTGATCCTTAGGCCACCGGGGTCGTTCTGTACGACCGGGCCACCGAAGTGAGAGACGGGCGCCGTGGAGTCATCGCGGATGGCCCAGGTCCCTAACACTGTCGTGATGGCCTCTGTCCCACTGCCCCACACGTACGCGGGCACCGGCAGAATCAGCGTGAACAGGCCAGCCTGGACAGATGGTGCGGTGCCGAGCCTGATACGGAACTGGGCGTCGACCATCTTTCCGTTGTCTTTGCGCCAGAAACCTTCATTTAGGCCGCCAGCACCCACGCTGAGGATGCCGCCGTCAGATGGCGTGTTCCAGATAGGTGTCCAGCTGTTCCAGGCCCGCTCTGCGGTGCGCGCGGCCTGGATGCTGGCGGCCATCTCCGCGAAAGCATCCCACCAGTTGTTCATGGGGTAGTTGCTGTCCGGGTATGAGATGCCGTCTGGTGATGTGGTGCCCATCAGCTGATCCTTTGCCAATCGAGAATGAGTGCCATCGAACTGGAGTATTTTGAGCGGCCAGCCAGTCTGACGTGGGGCTGGCTATCGTCAGCCACCCAGATGGACAGGCCCCCGCAGACGCCGTCCACCAGGTCCTGGCCAAACTGGGTCGGCATGGTGAACGTGTCTGTTTCGTTCACGCTCAGGTTAGGGCCGAGCATGCCTGAGCCGGTGCGTGTGGGGGCTCCGGCTGGCCGTGTCGTCTCACTCACGCGGTAGAACTCTGGTCGGCGTGCGCTGGAGTCGCCACCGGCTACGCGCTTGAGCTTGACGCGGCAGAGCGTCACCACCGCACCAGCCAGTGAGCGTGGGGCTGAGCCGTAGAACGCACAGCCGGTGTAAAGCATGGCGTCCCACTCACTCTGGAGTAGGTCGTCAGTGTCAAACCTCCACTTATCGTCACCCGGGCCAGCCTTATAGGACCTGGTCTCAACGGGGAACAGGGTGAGCTGGCCGGTGCGTGAGAAACCCTCAGGCTGTGGCGGGTAGTCGATGTCTGGTGGTGCGCTGGGTGCGCTGGCGTGCATCCTGGCAAGGATCAGGATTTCCCCACCCACTCTGACGCCTGCCACGATGTCACCGGCCGCTGTGGTGAGCCCCCGAGCGGCGCGACAGGTGACCACGGCCCCCATGATCTTGACGCTGACTGTACTGGTGCCGCTGACTGTGCCCTGGGCTATGCCCTTGACCACGCCCGTGGATGGTGCGACTCTCAGCCCTGACCATTTCACGATCCCACCAGCCTCACCGTGAGGGCCTCAGCGCCGCCACCAGCCTGGTGGGGCAGCGTGTAGCCGGTGACCCGGCCCAGGGCACCAGCCAGCTGGAGACGGGCACTGGTGACCGCCACAGCATCGCCCAGCCTCAGGGCTGGGTGGGGCAGTATCTCGATCGATACTGACCGATTGTTATCGGCCCTCAGGTTCCGTTTCCTGGTCGCGGCCGCCGCCGCCACCATGGCCTGGGTGGTCATCAGCGGAGACTCGTACCCCACGGGAACCAGGTAGGGGCTGAACGGGCCGCCGTACCGGTAGGGGCTGGTCAGGTCTGTGTCATAGCTGGTGGCCACAATCTCCTGGCCTGCCAGGCCGCCAGCGGTGTCCGGGTACGAGCCGCGGGCCACCACAGCATTGAACTGGCCGTCTCGGGTAAGGCCAGTGGTGAACCGCTGAGCGTTCAGCTTGTCGGAGACAGCCAGGTCCGCGCTGGTGGGGTCGTCTGGCACGGGCGTGACTCTCAGGACGCCGTCGACGGTAACCTCAGCCTGAGCTGGCCAAGCGTCCAGGACGGCCGCCACGTCATCCAGCCGGTTGTCTGACCAGCTGGTCCCAGCGGGCACGGTGCGATCAGCTGGTGCGGCTGTGAGGTCCACCGTGAGCCCTGGCTCGACCAGAGCTCTGATCACTGATCCCATGGTCGCGCCAGCCTTGGGCTGGTATTCCGCGACCAGCTCAGCCTCATTCACCAGGTACAGCAGGCCAGCACACTGAACACTGACCGTGTCGCCGGAGTCGTCTGGGTCGACGCTGTGGATCAGGAATTGGCCACGGGTCAACCACTCGACTTCCTCACCCACCAGTGAGACGCCCACCTGGGCCACGATCCGCTGGCCCCAGATGCCCAGCGGATGGTCATAGGAACTGGGCACCCAGGAGACGCCACGGTCCAGGATCGGAACACGAAAGGTCAGCTGCTCGGGGACCCTCAGGCTGGCGTCACCTTCCTCCACCACGTCCACGCCTGGAATGTCGTCAGCCAGCAGCTCACCCGAGCGCACCGATAGCAGCCGGTTGTGGACCTTGTAACTGTGGCCGGAGAGTATCTCGGCCAGCTGGCTGGTGATCGTGATCATGGTCAGGACCAGTCAGCTACGGCGGCCGCCAGCATGG